AACAAGGTTCTGGAAGTGTTACTTATCAACGTTATGCACCAAATTCTGGTTCTACTTCATTATTAAAATATCAAATACAACCCCCAACCAGTGCAGTTATTACTGAACGTGTTGTAAAGTATGAAGGTCCTATGGTGTTTAAATCTGTTGTTAATATTCAACCAAAGAACAACGCAGGTGTAGATGTTGGGGCTCCTACTACTGTCGCATTCAAAGGAAAACCTTTCTTACTATTTGGTCTCAATTCAACCTTAACTGACCATCCTTTCAATCAATGTGTTGAAAATACTCAATTACAAATTAATAATGTATCAGTGAACAACGCCAGTGGAGAAAACTTCAACATTCTTAAATGGATGATGAACGACCCAAAAGATGGACTTCAAAAAGGCACCCCATCCCGTTTAGAAATGTATCAAAACTATAGTGGAAGTGCTGTTTTCCCAAATTCCAACATTCAAGGTATTAGTCAAGCCAATCAATACGAAGCACAACCCAATGGAGCATTTGAAGGAATTCGGTTCTGTGATGCAAACGGAAATGAACTAGACGGAAACGGAACTTATGCTTCTGGTGGTCAAAATTATGCTTATATAAATGGTGTGCCTGTGACATGCGACGCAACAGGTGCAACTACTGGAGCTGAACCTATACGAACAGCATACGATGTTTATATTAAAGTTACAGTTGTCGAACGTGCATTTATTTCACCCTTCATTTTCAATGAAACACATGATTCACAAACTGGATTATACAATATTAGATCAATAAGTATCAATCATACCATAAAAGTACCTTCTGGAATTATCAAAGTTGATAAACGTAGTGAAATTGTCACGGATAACACCACAACTTTATTTTTATCTACCCTTAACACCACATTTAATAACAACAACCCTTGGACTAATTTCAGTTTAGTTATGACATATAGAAACCCTTCTATATACGAAACACCACCAAAAGTTAACACTGTGCCATACAATGAATACCAAACATACAAAACAACCCGTGCTGTGAATTTAGCAGCGGGAGGTAAAACACGTATTACTACAGATGTTATTATTCCTGCATCAATTCCTAATATGATACTCATTGCTATTAAACCAACCTCTTATGCAGTTGATGAAAGTGAATGGTTTATTCCACCTGATAATATCAGCATTCAATACGGTAATTCTGCAAGTCTTCTAACCAACGCAACCAAACAAGATTTATACGAAATGAGTTATAAAAATGGTGTTCAAATGACACGTGCTATGTGGTACGGTTTAGCCCAACAGAACTATCTCAATTACAATGATGACATTTATACAACAAGCGAAGGTCACGGGTATGTTCCTCTATGTGGTGGCTTTCTTGCATTAGTTCCAGGTGTTGATTTTCCACTCAAAGAAGACCACGCAAGCGGTGTTGGTGTAAATATGAATTTCACAGTCACTATGGAATTTAAGAATCGTTTAAATATTGTTGTTCCATCAGTCGAAGTTTTAACTGTTTTTGTAAATTCCGGTTTCATTATGAGTGCCGATGGTTCTTCCACAATTCAACTAATGCCTATTACAACTGAAGAGGTTGTAAGTCTGCCCGTTGACATGGATGCACATTTAGATGGTACAATGGTTGGTGGTTCTTTCTGGAATAAAGTCGGTTCGTTCTTAAAGAAGAATGTTTGGAAACCAGTCAAAAGTTTAGCACAAAATAAACAAGTTCGAAACTTTGCAAAAGACCAGCTTCGAAACACTGGCAACCAATATGCAGTCGCCGCTGCCGATATTGCAGATAAAGTTGGCTTAGGTGTTCGAACAGGTGGAAGACGCAAAGGACTTGAAAGCCTGTATATTTAAGCGTTCTCTAAAATGAAATATTATCTTACATAATTATATAAAATAATATAGAAAAATTATTATGAAATACTATACAATTCATCAGAAGAGAAATAATATATTCGTCTGTGTGTGCAAAACTTCAAGTTATTCTGATTTTTTAATTAAATTGTTCAAAATATTTAACAAAATAAGCTCCACAACTGCTAGTAATTCATTTTTCGAAAAGGCTTACCATAAAAAAAGTTATCTAACTTGTTTCGCAGTGAAATGTCATCAATATAGGGGTACAAAAGAAATGATAAGTAAAATGTACATGTTAATAGAATATATAAATAAACATCTCGACTTGAATGATTATTATTCTTTTGATTACAGTAAACTCCGTAATTATGAACAAGATTTAAATGACTTAGATTTAGCTATAGTGGAAGAAAATGATTATTGTGAGAAATTCGAAGAGGAATTGTTAAATTGTTATAATGAAAAAGAAAAAATATATAAATTTGGTTCTTTTTATAAATATGATGATCAGGATCTTAGTGATAGTGATGTCGAATTGGACGATATATACAAGGAATAGGATGAAGATTAAAACAATATTATTTCAATAAATAATATTATTTTTATCATTTTTAATTAGAATAAGTCAGCATACTCCATAGCAGTGTTTTTAGATTTATGATTTAGGATTTCTAATAATTTATTTCGTATTTTGTCAAGTTGTTTTAAAAGTGCTGGTTTTGTAGTTATTGATAATGCTTTATGTATATCCTTAATAATAGTTGTTTCATTCTTAAGGTATTGTTCAGTTTGATAAATGTTGCTTAATCTGTATATGAAATTGTCGATTTGTTCTTTTACTTTGTTTAATGGTGTTTGTTTTTCGTTCTCTAGTATTTGTGTAAGAATCTCTATTTCATTTGCAACATTGTTTATTATTCCTAGTTCACCATTTAGAATATTTGTGATTCGTTTTATCTCTTCATTCAGTAGTGTTTGCTTTTCAACATCTTTATGAGTATTTATTTTGACTCTCATTAAACTGAGAATCCGTTTTAACATTTTAAAATATTGTGAATTGTCTTGAAGTTGATTAATGTTTGATTTCAAATCTTCATTTATATTTATTTTAAAGTTGTTTATCCTTTTGTTAGATTCACGCAAGTCATATATAATTGAGAACTCGCTGAACTTATTATTTATGTACGCTATCACATCAAGTTTAAATAAACCTTGACTACTCAGAACATCTACTAAGTATATTTTGTGTTTCTTGTATTCTTTGAATCCTTGTATTACTTCCTGTGGACTCCATCTTAAAACGTGTAATCTCAATTTCTTCAACATTATATTCCATTCTTGTTTAGTTGGTTTCTTCTTTATTAGTTTGTTGAATTTTGTGTATTCTGTTTTATTTATAAACTGCTCATCTAAAAGTGTTTTAAGTTTCTTTGTTGTTTGTTCATAATCATAACCCACGACTTTATTATTCTTGAAGTATGCACGTTCATTAATGATTTTGAACGGTTCATATTCTCCGGCTTTAATATCTCCAATGTATACGTCATTTAATTTTAGTAAGGTTTTTATTTTGTTTTGGAATGTTGAGACAAGGTCTTTAATGTTCTTGACTTGAACAGATTCAAACAGATCATAATCACTAGGATATAAATAGGCTTTATAACTCATAGTGCCCATTATCCTAACATTGGATGGATTAAATGAAATGATTTTGATAAGGTCTTGTGTTGCCTTTTGAAAGTTAATAGGATATGTTTTTTTAGACATCACAGAACCACCTCTTTGTTTTTTCCACAAGTTCATAAAATTAGTTTGGTTCAATAATGTTTTTATTTTACCTCCTTGTAATGTTGGCGTTGTGATGATTGTTTTAATAAGGTCATCTTTAGAAATGCTTGCGGGTGGATGTTTGACCCCATACGTATCACACATTGAACAATAACGGTTGTACAATTCAGCATGTGGCAGGTTTTTAATTTGATTCATATATTATAGGATGTGATAATTTATTTTATAATGTAAGTTATATAATAATGGAAAAGCACGAACAGGAATTAATAGAAATGTTAAAAGGCTATTCATTAAGCAATGTAGATATTGATTTTATATTAAATCCAGATACAAAGATTAATTCAATATCAAACTTAGACAATGTCTTATTCTTTGATGAGCTTTTGGACAATCTCGGAAGGTGTATCGTGTTATATGGCACGGAAAGTAAAAACGTAGGACACTGGACTTGTTTAATTAAACATGGTAATGATGTTGAGTTTTTTGACGCCTATGGAAATAGTCCTTTTGATTTGGCT